CGCGGGTCCGGGCTTGAATGCGGCCGGGGCGCGTTATCGGGGGCCCGGACAGTGCCGCCACACTTATGCCAGTCAGTTGCTGACAACCGGTGTCGCGTCGGTCGACTGGATCGCGGAACAGATGGGCCACACCAGCGCGAACATGATTCGACAGCACTACGGCATGTGGATTAACGAGGACGGACCAGACGTCATCGGAATGCTTCAGCTAGCATTGAACCTGTAGGCATTTTCTAAAAAGGGGCCAAATTGGCCCCAATGAGCAGCTCAGAAGATAGTTTTTATAACCTTGTCGACACCATCAATAAGCTCGCCTACTTCCTCAATCGTTGGGTCGGTCGGGTTTTTATGGCCGCATTTATTACGAATGTCACCTAGGAACTGGATGTGCCGAGACTGCGATAGTTCGATGACACCAGCGGCTTTTAGCGCGTCATTGAGCACTGCAATCGTTCCAGACTTTTTTGGCAAGTTATGGTTGTCACATACCTGCTTCAGATGGCCTTCCAGCACGACTCCGGCGACAGCGCCCGCAGCACGAGCGAATTTGTTTTTAAGCAGCTCTCTAGCAACGTCAAGCTCAGAGTCAAAAAGATCAGCCTGTACCAATTGCTTGATGTCAAAGAGTGAACTCTCAAAACGCTTTTCTATCGACTCAAGGATAGCAATCTGCTGCTGCAGCAATGGAATGGCGGCAGACATATCAACGACCACTTCTCCGCCATACCGAGTCGACGAAAGGGATTGGCACGCGTCCTCTATTCGATAAGTCTCGACATCAAATGTTTTTCGCGCCTTCGGTCGTTCGTAAAATTTTACGAAATCAGCAAACCGGTCAGGTAGTAGCTGTTTTACGACAACGAGGGCTTCGGAATACCAGTGGTTGTAGCCAGTCAAGAAAGGTTTAATGTCATGTTCGAGCTTTTCGATTTGGTCCTCGGTCCATCCCGCCTTTGTCAAATGGGCTCGCCATTCGCTTTCGCCATCTGCTGTACGGACAAGCGCCTGAAGTACCAGCCATCCCTCTTCAAGTAACGCCTTCAGATCTTTCCGGTACTTCCAAATTAGATACTGTCATTGCTCCCTCCCTTGTCGATGACAAGATTGATCGTCCGTCAAATGAAGCAGAGTAATGGCATTTCAATGCCGCGAATAGTTGACCCCATCGTTCCCACACCCTCATCCACGACCTGGGTCAGAGTCGTGGATCGGGGTTCTTCCGGTACGGCAATGCTGAAGAAGAGAAACTCGGCAATAGATGGCATTTGAACAGAATGCTCAAATGTTCCCATGAATGTTCCCATATCACCATTTCCCAGACACCAAAAACCACAAACCCCCGACTTTCTCTAGGAAAATCAGGGGTTTGCGTTTACTGAATGTGGCGGTGAAGGAGAGATTCGAAACTACCCGTTTGCGGTTTTTTGAGCATACCCCCCCGGTTTATAAGGGCTGCAGAGGAGCGAGTTTTTTAATCTCAGTCCCATGTCAGTCCCATGGGTTTCACGCACCAGGTTGCAGAACACGGACGCGAAGGCCGTTTCGACGTTTCATGTTGACCCATGGGAAAAAGGTAATTTTGGTAATGCGGCATGAGGCAAGCTCTGGAAGCCTTGAAAATCGGGGCGTTGAGAGCAGTAAGCAAAGGTAATAATTTGGTAAGTATGAGGTTAGAAAATTACCTTTCCTATGAGTAATCCCTTATAGCCCTCAAACCCAGTAAAACCGGGCACTTCAGAAATTATTACCCTAACTCTTACCTAAAATTACCTCTTGAGGTAATGAGTGAAAGCCAGGCATGACAAGGGCTGTAGCGCGTTTCTACACCTCGCTTACCAAAATTACCTTTTTCCCAGCCCACGTCTGAAAAATGGCCAAGAAGACGTCCCTTTCCGACGTTTTTCACATCATACAAATTGGCACTGGTCGCAAGTAAATCCTTGGTTACCCTGTGCAATACCAGAAAATAACGGAGAGCCAAGCAGGCTGGGCCATACAGCCGTTTTGCAAGCGGACTGAGCGGTCGGATTCCCAACTGGTGCGACCAGTGCCGAAAACGAAAACATCCTGTCCGGTAGGTTTTTCAGGGCGTCGCCCCTGCACGCCGGGCGTTTCACTCCCTTGGCCAACTCGTCGACGCTCCGTAACGCAGTGCAACTACCTTTGCTCTTCTTTGCAAAACCTTGCACTGCGTGCAATCGCTACAACGCCAACAGCCCCCGCAGCAGGCTTGGCCAGAGCAGGTGTTTGCACCGCTCTGGCCTTTGCATAAAAAAGGGACGCAAAGCCCGTCGGCGGGAGGGGGATAAGTGCTTTTTCAGCAAGTTTTTTGGTGGTGACAGAATTTCGGCCAACCACCGATGATGGCGATCTGCACCCGACTGCCGCAGAATTCGGGTCGATCTGCAAAACATCCTGGAAACTGAAAGATCTGCGTAAGGACACGAAATGCAAACACAGCTAATGTCAGTCCCTTTTCACGGTGACACTATTGTTTTGGTAGGCAAAGAACACGAGCCATACGTAGCAATGCGACCGATCGTTGAGAACATGGGACTAGGCTGGTCAGCGCAGCGAATTAAAATAGCGGAGCGGTTTGATTCAACCGTGTCGGAAATCGACACGGTTGCTGAGGATGGAAGGATCAGAGGCATGATCTGTTTACCACTTCGCAAGCTTCCCGCCTGGCTCTATTCCATCAGTGCGAATAAAGTCGCACCCGAATTGCGCGACAAGGTCATTCAGTACCAAGAGGACTGTGATGACGTGCTGTGGGACTTCTGGACCAAGGGCAGCGCCGTGCGCACCGACGCGCCAAATGTCAGTCAACAGATCGCTCTGTCACGACATCGTGTTGCCCTATTGAAGGAGCTGCACCGAAACCGGGACAACGGTTTACGGGTTGCGTTGCACGAGCAATTGGCTCAGATATCCCGGCAGTTGGGTCTATCTGTGCCAGCACTTGACTCAATTGGCTTCAGCGCACCAGATGCTTGTGACGAAGTTAACCGGTTATGGGATGCGCTAGAGATCTTGGATCGTAAGGGAGAAAAGTACAACCATGCCCCATGGATGAGCGGAATGATTTATCTAAAGCTTCCACACTTGGCCGGACTATTTAAAAAACACAATATCGCACTGCACTTCGACACAGCGTTACGAAGCGCGATGAAGGCAAGTAAACAGCCACTGTATATAACACGTGGTGCAAAAGGCAGTTCCATTGAAGGAAAAACGATACGATGCTGGGTTTTTGAGGGACCGGTTAGGGCTGAACCACGCGCCGAAGAAATACTCTAGTGCTGCCCTTCAATTATGACACCCTAAAAATAAGACATTAAACCTTTCGAGCGAGAGTACCAAAATGGACATTGATAGTTTCAGTCAATGCTTGAGTTTTATGCAGACTACAAATCCAAGCAAGGCTTTAGTTGACAAAGCACTACCTCTCGCAGGAGCATTATTTGGTACTACGCTAGGTTTCGCCCTGAATTATGCCAGCAGCAAAATCAAGGATAACAAATCCACAAAAAACAAGCTCATGTGCATCAACGAAGATATAGAAGTTATAGAACATGCACTTAATGAATCTGCAAAAGAGTGCGCACGCCTACTCACTCTACTGATACAGAAATCACCACTTGTCGGCAATCGATTACCGGGTAGCATAAGCGGATTATGCATTGACTCTTACTTTATCGATGTCGCACACAAATACAGCCGAAACCAGCGTTACTGGATTCAGCTAACACTGGAAAGACTTAAAGAAATCAACATAAAACTAGGAAATAACAGCAGCCAATCTACGACTTATGAAAAGTCGGTGGAAATAATAAACCTTCTTAGCATTACAATTGAGACGGCTAGACTATGCAAAATGTCTCAACTAGATTCCCGTATCGATCACTACGAAATGCTTTCTCACCTTAAATCACTTGAAACACCGAATGAATATATCGCAGCCTGCGAACTCGCCCTAAACAACGTAACCTCGGAGAACTCTTCTCTTGGACTGTAACGACAGCCTAGGTCAATGTACCCTCGTCGGAGGCATATATGAGCAACCATTTTTAATCAGACATATACCCCAAAACTAGGTCAGCGGAAAACGCTGGCAAACTGATAAAACGATCGCAAAAATGGATGCGCCCTGCTATACCTGCTGTTACTCAATTCAACCATGTGCACTGGATGCGTATGAACTCAAAGGATCTCGAAGTAAAGCAGAAGCACCATTATGTTTGGGCGCGTTATTTAAAGGCGTGGGCAACTCGAAATGACATCCACTACATCACTAAAACCGGGCTACCCGCGAACGATAGCGTAAAAGGACTGGCAAGAGAATTAGGCTTCTACAAAATCACTACTTTTAATGATGATGACCTTTTGTACATTCGTACGATCTCCAAGCTAGCGAGCGAAGATCTCCAGCGATTACATATGGGGTTTCTTGAAGACTTCATTAGCATTTCAAATCTTCTTAAAGCAAGAGCGAGAGATCATCATGCAGATACGGACCTTTTATCGCAAATTCTCCAGTTCAACATTCTAGAAGACATGCATGGCAAAATTGAGCGACAAGCTTGGCCGATCATCAGCGAACTAAGGAAGGGCAATACAGCTTTACTAGATGACCAAACTCAAAGAAATTACTTTTGTTTTTACATAGCGCAGCAGCTTGTAAGAACCAAAACGGTCCGAGATAAATCTATGGCCGCCTCTTCAAGAAATCTACCAGATTTTGTTACCAGTGCAATGAGACGAAACTGGTGGTTCGTCAGCTTCATGTTGGGTATTAATTTGGGGAAAGGCTTGCTCGAAACGCCTAAGGATAGGCACTTTTTGATTGAAAACAAGACGGGAAAACCTTTCCTAACAAGCGACAGGCCCGTCGTTAACGTGCACGCTTGTATGAACGAAACTCAATTAGATAACCCTCCAGAAAAACTAGACCTTTATTACCCGCTATCTCCAACACATGCATATATGATCAACGATTCAGAAGATTACAGTCATTTAAAGTATCGGGTAACGATTGAGGATGTATTGAACCTAAACAAACGCATGGCCGAAACGTGTGGCGACACCGTGTACGGATCTACAAGGGAATCCGTACTTCAAGTGCGTCAATATATTCCTCAGTGGAAGCGTTAAAGTGTGATGGGACGGAGTTTTGCCGAGAGCGCTGCTGCTTGAGTCGCGTCAGCCGTGAACACCGAAGCATTTGTCGGTGGCTGACCAATTTGAGAATGGACATGGCTGGCCAATTGTCCGTTCATGTTCTCAACTAAATCAATAAGCTGACCCATCAACTGCAAAACATTCACGCTCTCGGAACCAAGCCAGGTTCTGGGAGCCTGGAGGTGCTGGCTGAAACCGGACAGACTCTCACGCAAGCCTTCAATCCGCTCATGCATGTCGCCACCCACCGTGGCGTTGTGCTTTTGACCCACCACCATATTCAGATCCCGACCCGTGGCCTGGTGCAGATCATCCACCGCCGCCAGGCTAGCGGTGCCGCCCGACATCAGCTTGAGCGCGCCCAGCGCCTCAATCTTTTTCACACCACCCACAGTCTCGGTCGAATGGTCGTCGACTGCCCGTGTGTGGCTCTGGAACTGCTCGCGGTTGTCCAGGGCTTCGACTTCGCGCTCGATCGCCTGATCACGAATCTTGCCATCGGTCTGGCGTAGCCAGTTGCCGTCAGCATCGACGCGCTGTTGGGCGGCCTCGCTGTGCTGCCACACCTGATCGCCCTTCGGCACCTTGGGCATGCTCAGGCCGTGCGGCAAGATCGATTGAATGTAGGGTTTGTTCGGCAGGCCATAGGCGAAGCACACCACCACCCGCGTGCCTTCCTCTGGAAAGGCGTAAATACCCATTTCCTCGCCACCGGTGGGCAGCGGTAAAGGAACGCCAGTGAGCGGTAGCATGGTCGGATCTGGCTCGTCATCCGGACCGAGTACGACAATGTCCACGGCGTAGCGCGGACGGAAGTCGTCGCACAGTCCAGCGTCCGCCGGCGCGTCGGCCACGGCGGTAACCCGGGCAAAACGCGGCAGGTGGTAACCACCGGTGAGTTCAGGAAATTGCCGTTCTACAGCGCGGCGGATTGCGTCGTCCATCGGATGGCCATCTGGTCGTTGGTGAGTGCAACAGTGGTAATGCGCTCGCCTTTGTTGATCGTTGCACCTGGTCGCACGCCGGGAAGGGCCGCGACCATTGCGCTCTGGTTGCCTTGGTAGCTGTCAAACAGCTCCGTTGGGATTTGCAACGGCGCACGGGCGCCGAAAAAACTGTCGGCCCAACTGCCGGCGAACACTTCACCGTTGCCCAGCTGGTGCCAGGTGAAGTCGGGAATGCTGAACACTCGGGCCAAACTGTCCATCGCCTGGTAACCGGCAGCAAGGCTGTAGAAATACGGCGCCTTCACGCTGGCATAGGGCCGATCCGGTATACGAAAGCGCAGCCCGGTCTGTTCGCTGACCTGGGTCAACACTGCGCGCAGATCCACATGACGCAGGTTCAACGGCAACGGGTTGGCCAGCACGCCGGCCAGCTCACGGCAAAACAACACCTGTTCGACCGCGTTGGCGGCCGTGCAGCGCTCGACGTAGCCGATAAAGTGCCGTTGCAGCGTGCCCTCGTTGTAGCCGATATCCAGCGTCACCAGCCCTTTCAGCGGCACAGGGGATTGAACGGTGAAGTTCGCCCGGCCGGGGCTGGTAGCGTCCAGCCTGACGTCCTCCTTGATGAGAGCGATCGGGGCGCCGTTGATGGAAAGTATCTTGTGCAGTTTCACGTCTGCTCACTCCCGAGCCACTTATCCACACGTCCCAGCACCTTTTCAAAGCCGCTCAGCGCAGGGTTGTCGTTGGTTGCGTCACCGGCGCCGCCTTCGCCGACCGTACTGCCCGGGGCGCCCTGAGCGTCTACCTTGTTGCCGGCGCGCCGGCCTTCGACTTTCTCCGGGTTCGATTCGCGTTCGCTCAGCGTGAATTGCACAAGCCAGGCTTTCAGGGTGTCAGCTTCCCGCGCACTGACGCCGTCGGAAAATTCCACCTGACGCACACCGAAGGTTTCGGCCGTGTCGTTCACGATCCGATACAGATGCAACTGACCGCCGCCGGCGGTGGCTTCAGCCATGCGCAACAGTTCCGTCAGCTGGGTTTTATCCACAAAGGGAATCATCAGCGAGACGGCCAGCGTCTTAGGCTTGAAGCCTTTGTGAGCCTTGTCGGTGTTGCTGGTCTGGCCGGACATATCGCCGCTTTCGATTCGCAGGTTGGCCGTGACTTTGAGGTTCTTGCCCTGGACTTTTTGCCCGTCGAGTAACAGCGTCATAGGCCCACCAGTTCACGCACGAAGCTCAGTCCTTCTTTGCTGCCGACCAACAGAACTCCGGCGCATTGAATCCATTCGTGGCCGGGGGCATCGCCGGCCAACAGTTCGCGGCGTAGTTCGCCGGCAGTGCCCGGGCCGATCTGCCGCGCGCGCACGCTGACGTCAGGGTTTCCCCCAGCCAGTAGCTCTTTCAGGTCAGCCAATTGCTTATCTCGCCCCTGCTGCTGGGCGCTCTTGCGAGCTGCCAGCGCTGCCAGATCGGCCAACGGCGAGCTGTCAGCGGCGTAGCCTTCCAGCACGGCTATCTGCCCCGCCATCGACTGTTTGGCAGCTTTGACCACCGTGCAACGCTCCAGCGGCAAACCCTGCCAGCGCGGTAGAGTTCCGGCGCCGGGGATCTCCCACTTTTCACTCTCCAGTTTCACTAGGTGTTGCGCCCGCCGCTCGGTGCGCACCAGGTCAGGGATCGGCAGCAGTGCATTGAAGCGCGCCAAGCTGCTGGCCAACTGTTCCAGGCGCGTGCCCAGGAACAGGATCGACAACGCGTATTGCGGCCCAGTCGGGCGCCCACTGTCGCTGGCGTCTTCCAGTTTCTTGGCGAGATGTTCCAGCGCGTTGGGCGCGGACAGAAAGCGCTGATAGCCCGCGCCCTGGCCAACGCCGCTTAGAAATGGCGTAACGACCAGGCACGCCGGAACCTGACCCATCTGCTCGGCCAGCGCTGCACGTCCGGACGCGATCGCACTTTGGGCGGCGTCACCGACTGGCCCCGGGTTGGTGCTGACCAGGCCGCTCAGTCCAGCTAGACGCTGGGCGGTACTGGCCAGTTCGCCACCGGCCAGATCCTTGGCCGCTGACAGCCCGGCCATCCACTGCGTGGCCTGCTCTGGCCAGCGCATTGTCACCGGTGCCCAGGTCATGCCGGCGGTGTCCAGGTGATGGCTTTCATTGCCTTCAGATTTTTGTCTTTCTGAGCCTTCGCCATAGCTTGGCGCAGTGTTTCCGCGTGCTGCTGCGCCGCTTGCCGGAAACGCACCAGGTCAAGGCTGACTTTCTGCAACTGTTCGATGGTATGCGGCCGAAAGGCCAGCACCTGGTCGATGTCATAGCAGGGGTAAACGTCGTCCAGACCCAGCAGCACCTGGCCATTCAAATTTACCTGGTCATCGATCGCGCTACTGTAGCGGTATGGCTCACCCAGCGCGCTGGAACTGAAGCCGCCGGCGATGTAAGCCGTGCAGTCAGCAGCGATTGCTTGCAGTTTCTTTTCACGCAGAGCAGCCAGCACAGCGTCGATATCATCAACCCATTCGCCATTCTTCCACACCTGATTAGGCCCGGGCTTCTTCATGGTGAAACCCGCCGGCATCACTTCGAAACCTTCCAATGTTCGCGGCTCGCCGGTGTCGGTGCTGTACACCACGACGCCACCGAAGAAGTCCACAAGCTGCCAGGCTTTGCCGTTCCACCACGCGGCTTTGTGTTCCGGAACTACTGGTGGTGCAGCCTCCACGCAGCCACCTGGGATCAGATACACACCCTCTTCCAGTGGTGATTCCTCAGCCTTCACAGCACCAATAAAGATGCCGAGATAGTCGGTTTGATAAACGAGTTTGTCAGTCATGCTCGATCTCAATACTTGATGCAGTAATAAAGGGCCATGTTCTTGGGCCGGGTTTCGGTACCGCCGTTGGCGGCGACGGTCACGGCGTGGGTGTGGGCACCGCCGCCACTGACACCAACGTTGTGCGCATGCTGGCCAGCGGCACCGATGCCGACGTTGTGTGCGTGGTTGCCCTGGTAGTCGGTTCGCATCGGTCGCCCGTCGGCATTCTTTCCGCCGCCGATCTCAAGCTCCGTCCAGACACTGCCGCCTGCTGGGTAACCAACGTTCACGCCGGCACCGTTGTCGACAGTTCGGAACCCGTGGTCATGGTTACCCTGGGCATCAGTCCAGGCGCTGTGGACGTGGTTGCCTTGCGCATCTGTCCAAGCGGTGTGCAAGTGATCACCTACTGCAGCGGCCGAGGCTGTGTGTGCGTGCAAATGCAGAGCCATGTCCTGAAACGATCCGAAAGCCCGGCCTGGATCGACGCCGCGACCGTCATCGAACGCACGGGGGAACAGACCGCGCATGTCCGGCACGTTGAACGTGGTTGTTCCGTCACCTGCCCCGTAGTGCGTGCCGATGCGTGCGAACAGGCCAGCGAATGCTGTACGCGAGATAGCGGCGCCATTGCAGGCAAGCCAGCCCGCCGGCGCCGAATACATGCTGAAGCCGGCAACCATGCCTGTCATCGAGTCGCCCACCTGTTTTTGTAGCTTGTTCAGGGCGGCGGTCGACGCCACGATCTGACTGCTGTTTGTAGTGGGATCGTCGCTGATTGCGTTGGGCAGATTGCCCAGTCCGACGTCTGCTTTGGTCGTGGCCCTGGCGCGCAGCAGCGGATAGTCGCCGGTACGGGATGCGAGATATTTGATCAACGCACCGCCGACTGGCTCGGCGTCCCGCAAATCCACGATATTGCTGGGTGAAATGAAATCAGCGATCGGCACGCAGTAATGGCGTACGCCGGCAGCATCGGTGTAATCGGCCTGTTCACCGAATACCACTTTCCACACAGCCACCCGATCGTTCAATTGACGCTCAAGACAAACGTCCAGCCAGACCTTACCTACTGGAATGGCGCCGGGGACCGATTCTGACTTAGCAATTGCCACGCGGATGCCTTCGACGTAGGCCGTGCCACCGTTGATCTGGTAGCCGGCCTCTACCTTTTCGAATATCAGAGAGTTACTGAAAAAGAAAGCACGCCCGTATAGGTTGCGATTGCTCAGACGCTCGCGCTCATCGATGCCGGCAAGGCGCACCGTAAAGTCATGCTGCCAGGTGCTGGCATCGATCTTCACGCCGGTCAGTTTCATGGCGCCGTCGAAAGCCACCAGAAAATTGCGGGTGACGTTGTTGCCGATCTGCTCCGGCGGAATGTTCCTGCGCTTCTGTTGCAGAGGCACCGACGACGCGGCGAACAAGATGCCGTCGGCGTCCTCAAGGCCGACCCAGTTAAAGTCCCAGTCGCCAACGTCAGACCCCAACTGTGCGCTGTACACCACCTGGTTCGGATTCACGAAACCCGCGTTCTTTTCCGGGATGGTGTAGACGTGAACAATCTGCGCAGCCGGTGGCTTACCGGCTGCGCGATCGAGCGGCACGGTCGGATCAAGCCCGGGTACATTCGCAAAGATGAAGCGGCTGACGATCAGCGGCTTTTGCTGGCTTTGTTTAAGGGCGATTTGGCTTTCGCCGGCCAAGGTAATACTGGCGCTCACGGTGCGCTCCTACAGGCTGGCAACCAGCGTTTGCTGGTCGTCGTTGAAGTCGATCAGGGCGATCTGCAGCCCCACGGGGGTGATGGTTACGAAGTCGTAGCGCCGGCAAGTTCGCCCGTACTGCTGGATCAGCACGCGCAAAAGCTCGGGATTGAGCGACAGTTGAGCGTTGCTGAATTTGAGCAGCACCACGTCCCAATCGCGATCGGGCTGGCGTTCCTCGATCTCGACGTAACCCACGCCCAGGCGCTCAAAAATGCGTTTCAACCCGGCGGTGCTGCCGGCGTCGACTGAGTTGATAAACGCGTATTTCACGCGCAGTCGAAACAAGGACTCGGGTTCGCCCTTGAAGCGCGTCACGTCACGTTGCCAGGCCCACAGCTCAAGGATGTTCATGTGGCAGGTGTCGGGATCGATCTGCGAATAGGGCCAACGCAACCAACCGGTGACGGTTTCCCACCACGCCTGTGCAGCCTCCATCAGCTTTGAAAGCTCGGTGCCGCCCAGCCAGAACGGCAATTTGAGTTTGATCATTGCAGGTTCACCTTTAGCGATGTCAGGCGCGGGATGTCCAATCCGCTGGTGATGTCGACGCCTGGGGTAAACCGCAGTGAAGCGATATCGACGAACTCCTGGTGCAACTCCTCCGCCAATCGACTGAAGCTGAAACGTGATTGGGGATAAGTGAGCGTCGGCTGATAGTCGCGCGGCGTGCTTTCACGAAACGCGGCCCGTATGAACAGCTCGACCTCGCTTTTCAACGTGTCGACCTGCTCGGCGCTCAGGTTAGGTTGCGGCCATAGATCCATCTCAATACTGACAGGCACCTCTGGCATCACCATGGCCAGCAGATCGTCGCCGTGCCCATGGTTGCCCTGGTCGCGAATGTGCGAATTGATTTGTTCCAGGTATGTCGACGCTGGCACACCCGCGTCGAACAGCACGAAGGCGTTGGCACTCCCCGGCCCCCGCGGTGCGCCGTGCTCGAAGTAGACGCCATCCGGCCGCACGCCCGGGAAGGCTGAAATCATGGCGCGATACACCGCGTCGGTGTGCCACTGGTTCACCGCCGAGAACTGGTTGCGCACGCGCAAACGCAATTGGTCGTTCGGCTCAGGATCCGCACCAGGTGATTCCAGCCAACCGTCCTTGTTCACGACCTGGATGATGCCCGGCACCGGAACCGGCAGGATGGCGTAGTAACCTGGGGCGAGATTGAAGCCACTGCCGGATTCGATCGCCTCCGCCTGAACTTCCAGCTGCAGCTGGCCCGCGACGAACGTCGCCGGCGCCGTGGTAATCAGTTGGTACACGTTGCCGTTTATGGCGGCCGACTGCACCACAATGCCTTTTTCCAGCTCCAGGACACCGTCCGGCAAGGCCCGGGTAAACAGCAATTTACCGCAGGCTTTGGTGGCGCCTTTACGCTCGACGTTGACCGCCCAGGCGAGCATGTCCAGCCACCCGTCCACCGCCGTTTTCACAAAGAAGTTCGGCAGCACCGTCAGGCAAAGAAAGTCCAACAGCCACAACACCGGTTTGGTCACCAGTGCAGTCATCACCCGCCAGAATGGCGAATAGCTGCTGGTGTTCGCCACTTTGGCGCGCTGGGCTTCCACCTCCTTTTCCCACGCCGCCTTTAGCCCGGCCTCGGTGGTCGGGATCCCGGCGTCGGCGATCACTTTTTTAAAGTCGACCTGGCTCACAGACTTACCTCAATCGAACCAAATTTCAGGGTTTTCGCGGTGACCAGGTACACGCCTGGTTCCTGCTGGGTGATGCGCGCCGTACCAGGCACCAGGCGCTGGTCATCCTCCACCAGCAGCTCCAGCTGCTGGATACAGTCGCGCTGTCGAAGCCGATCGCGCTCGGCCACCAATGTCACCAGCAACCCGCTATCGCGGATCATGTGAGCGATGTCCTGGGCGATGCAGGCGCGGTCGTCGACCAGCAGAGGCTGGCGAGACGGATCCAGCGCCAGGTCGTTGTTGACGATCAACAAATCGACGTACTCGCTCATCCGCCTACCGCCATGGCCATCAGGTTTTCCATCTCCAGCGGCGTCATGGTCTTGCTGGTGTGAATGTTCACGTTTTCCACATGCGTGCCCTTGTTCTGGCTGCTGGTGGTGTTCTGGATGCTGGTCAGCAGTCCACCGGCTGGCACCGATGCAGGGCGCGTCGGCGATAGGCTGGGGATGGCCGCGTTGATGGTCTGTTGGGCTTTCTGCGCGGCGTTGGCGGTGTCGGCGGCATTGGTCGCAGCATCCACGCCGGGCACCTCAGGCATGTCGCCGAAACGCGCCTCGATGTTCACGCCCGGGATGCTGTTCAGCAGTTCGATCACGCCGTTAACGGCCTTGGTGAAAATGCCGACGATGCTGTCCCACGCGGCCTTGGCCATGCCTGACCAACCGCCCATGGAGTTAAACCAGTCGGATAGCTTCTGTAGCTTGTCGGCAACGAACTGGAACGCGGCCGAGTTCATCAGGGCAGACGTCCATTCGTCCCAGTAGTAGACCGCCGCGACAACGACGGCCACCAGGGCAAGAACACCGGCAACGATCCACACCATCGGGTTGGCCAGCAACGCCGCGTTGACCAGCCAGATCGCCCCTTGCCACAGCAGCATGGCGCCGCGAACCAGGGCAAGGCCGGCGCTGAGCGTATAGATAACGGCCATGTAAGCCAGGATCGCCAGTTTTTGCAGGACGAAGCCGGCAACGGTGCGCAGGTTCATCAGTTGGACGACCTTCCACACCGACACCAAACCCAGCCAGGTCATCCGTGAAACGCCAACCACCAACGTCAGCAGTGACATGGCGCCGACGAGGCTCATGATGGTCAGTGCGGCGATGCCGATCACGCGGGTGATGTTGGGAAACAGCTGCGACCAGCGCACCAATGTTTTGCCGATATCCACCATCTTGTTCATGAACGGCGTCAGCACCGGGATCAGCACTTGGCCAAACACCACCCGCATGACTTCGACCAGGGACGCCCATTGCTGCCAGGGATCGACCATGGCCCGGGCCATTTGCTCGGCATTCTCCAGACCGCGCACTTTGCCCAACTGCTCGATGCCGTTGCGCAACCGGTCGGTGTCCTTGGCGAGCGCGCCGATCACCTGGGCGCCTTCGCCGCCGAAAGCCTCCATCAGCTTGGCGCCGGCCGACGCACTGGTCAGGTCACCGAACTTGCGCTGCAGCTTGTCCAGGATCGTCATCATCGGCAGAAGCTTGCCCTGCTGATCGGTGAACTTGAGTCCCAATTTGTCGGAAGCGGCGCCTAT